GGGTTATTGCTGTAGATATCATCTTCTGATTCTAGAGAACCAACCATTCCGTTAGTTCCTTTTTTAAACTCAGAACCGTAAATGAATACAGTACATTGAGTAGAAACTGCAAAAGCTTGACCTGCAGTCTCATAATAAGCTACAGTGAAAGTTGTTGCTGAACCTACTGCAGTTACAATAGCTTTGTTGAAAACACCTGATGTATTGTTTTGAATCATCAAAGTTTGTCCAACACGGATAGCGATGTAAGTTACACCACTGTCAGCTACAGTAAAAGTTGCTGTTGCAGAACCTGCTGCTGCTGCTGAAGTACAGTTGGTATACTTAATGTGTAAACGTCCTTGTTCTGCCCATTTAATTTGATCAGAGTTAGACGGCATCTCTGCTCCTACCATACGTAAGAAAGATGCGATTGTTCTGTTACCATAACGCTCAAATTCTTTCTCATAAGTATCAGGTAGATACTGATTCAAGAAGTTGAAGTTAGTAATGTAGTTTGTTTGTAATGCTACCTGTTCTGCTGACGGTTGCAGAGCGTAGGTAGGATTGTTTAATAATGCACTTGCCATTTTTTTAAATTTTTAAATGTTTTTAAATCTTTTTTATACTGCGAATTCTCAGGTTTTTACCTGAATCAGGATTTATCGCTTTTACCTGCATACCTTCTGATATTTTGCTAACTTCAGGTGCTCTTCTCTCTGACATATTGATGTTTTTGGTTTTACGCATAACATCTTCAGTAGCATCAGATAACCCTTGTTCATAAAAGAACTTAGCAAACTTGTCAGGGTTCATTGCTATAGACAATGATCTGTGATATCCTGCAGCATCTTTAATTAAACCTTGCTCATCCAAATACTTGTTTATAAAGTTCTGAGGAGTCGATTGATTCTTTTTTAACTCTGAGGCATCTCCGGGAGCAAACGTAATTTTTTTGTTATTGACATTGAACTCAAAACCTTTGAACTCATTTCCAAAAACATCATCTGTCTTTTGGTCAAACCATTGACGTTTACGATTGTTCTCTTCTTCTATTGTCTTTGCTTGTTTGGTATACTGCTTATAGCTTTGATACATCTCTTTCTCATCATCGGAAACGAATGCCTCACTTGACTCAAGGGGCACTTTGTATTTCTCTTTTTGAGAATTGAAGTATTTTTTAGCCTCAGCAATAACTTTCTTTTTGGCGATTTTAACTTTCTTTACAGTTAATTCATCGTCAATATCTTCATCGAATCTGTAATCATCCATTAATGTATCTATATCATTACTGTCAAGACCTTCTTGTGTAGATATAAGATAATCTTTAAGGAGTTGTTCAGAATCCATTGAATCATAATCCTTGTTCAATTTAAGAAAATCCTCAAATCCCCTACCTGTTTCTTTTTTATATTTCATATAAGCAGAAACATCTTCAGGCAATTGTTCATTTTCTTTACGTTCAGCCATCAACTCATCAAATGAATTGATTTGTTTATTGTACCTTTTTCCAATATATGAAAGAACGTCCTCTTCCTTTAACTCCAAATCTGAATTTTGTACAGTGTCGTGTACAACATTTTCAGGTATTTGCACATCTTCTTGTACATTGTTTAAGGATTCCTCGTGTTTTTCAAGTAATTCTGTTTCAACTTCTTGAACGCTTTTTGGTTCAATTACATCTAATGATCTAACTTTTAATAATTCCATTTGATTTGATTTTATTTATACAAAAATATATAAAAAATTTGATATTTTTATCTAGGCGAAAATTCTGCTAGATCAAACCCATCTAAACTATCCTCATTTGATTCAAAACTCATTGGAGGAAGATTGTTTTTTCTTTGATTAATTAACTTAGATTGCTCAGTATTTTGTTGGCTAATTCTTTTTGCCTTAGCATCCTCTTTCTTTTGCTCTCTTTCAGTTAAATTATTAATCTCCATTCCGTGCATTTCTTGACTATATTGGAACTCTTCAGCCATTAATTGAGATTTTAACTGAGCCTCTTTTTGCATTTTTTCTATTTCAAATGCAATCTCCGCTTGTTTAATCTGCATTTTAGACTTAGTCTCCATATCAATTTTTTGCATTGCCATTTGACCTGCCATTTCTTGAGACTTCAATTGTTGTTGAGCAATCATAGCTTGCTTTTGCATAGCCATTTTTTCCTCACGCTCTTGAGTCTTAATACGCTTCATCTTTAATAATTGATTAGCAAGTTTAAGATTCCTTATCTCACGTATATCAATTGCATCTTCAAGGTTAATATCACCTTTAGCTAATGCCATTTGAATATTAGATTCAAGTTGTGATCTTTGTTCTTCATCAGGAGAAACCTCAATGAATATACCAAAATCATAAATATAAAGGTCTTTAATTTCATCTAGTATAGAGACATTGTACTTACCAATTTGATTTGTAAATTCATCTTTAAAGTCAGCATATTGCAAAATATCACCAACCCTATAAGTTAATGCTTCTGCTAATGAACGATATATATACAAAGCACCATCAAGTATATGTCTTGTAGCTGTATTTGAGTTTAATGCTGCTAATTTTTGTAGACCAACTAATGAATTAGGGTCAGGATTAGAACCATCTCTTGCTTCATTAAGACCGGTTACAGACCTAATCATATCCACATAATGGTTCATATTTGTAATTAACATCTGAGTTTTAGCTGCTCCTGAGTTAGAGTTTAACTGAGTAATAGGAACTCTTGCATTATTAAAGTCTCCATCTTGAGTAAAGCTTCTACCAATTACACTACCTGTTTGAAAGTATAATCTTAAAGCATCTTCAGGATTATAAGCATTTCCTGTTCCTAAATCAATTTCACTTAATCCATCTGCATCTATAAATACACCATCAGGAACTGTACGTGCAATAACTTGTTGTAATTTTAAATGTGTTATTTGAATCAAATCAGCAAATGGTATCATCCTTCTGCACAATGATTCAATTACTCCTTTGTACATACGTGGAGCACAAGCAACATAGTTTGGTAGTGCGTGTTGAGTAGATGACTTTGGACGAACCATATTTTCAGACAACCTCCATTGCAATAGCATATTTGTACCCATTACCATTATGCCCTCATACCAAACATCAATTGTTTTCTCTATCTTCTCAAAATTACCTTCCTCCATCTTTTCAGCAGGAGGATTAAATGTATCATCTTTTTCAATAATGCGTGAACCACCACCTTCAAGATTTTTCTTTTTATAAACTACTTTTTTAGTTGTTTTGTAATTAAAATACAAAAGAGTGCAGGTATCTCTGTAAAACATACTGTTCTCATAAAACTGAGCAACATTATAATAATCATACCAAGATTGGCTGTATTGTGTAATTTCTTGTAAATCTTCTTTAGTTAAAGATTGGTCAATTTTCATTAACTCAATTATTGGAACTGTTTTAATCTCGCCCCAATAAAAACAATCTTTAAAGAATGGGTCTTCAGTGTAGCTATAAACAATATTTGCCGGGTCTACATATGAAATCTTAACACCTGTTCCTTGTAAAAACTCGTGCTTTGCAACTCCTAATCCAACAACAGTAATATCATAATCAACTCTTTTACGAATATCATCATAATGATTTGCATCAAATATTGTATTGATAGCTTCTTCTTCTGCAATCTCAATAGCAGGTTTATAATTCAATTGCATAAACAATGACAACTCTTCATCCGTTTCAGGTAATTTCTCAGGATCCATCATAAATGTATCGACCCCTGTTTTTTCTTTAATGGTTGTTAAGATATCTTTAGATACCATTTGAGATTCAACCATATCTTGATACTTACTTCTTTTAGATTGAGACATCGCATCTTGTGCATAAGCCTTTACCTTAAAAAGTCTATCAGACATACCATTGACAACAATGTCAATAAACTTAGGAATAATAGGAACCGGAGTCCAATCTAAATTTAAATAAGATAAATCTCCATCAATCGCTAATTCATTTTTATATTTAGCAATTGACTGTTCGCCACGTGCGTACAATCTTACTCTACGAAAATCTCTCCATTGACTATAATATCTACAAGAACTTCCGTCTTTCAAAAACCACTCATATTGGATGCTCTGACCAATCTGCAATCCAAATTCTTTAGATGCCTTTTCTGCATCTGTTGCTAACTGACTTGGAAATGAAACTGCATTTATTTGTATTGCTAAATTTTTCATACTTTATATATGTTTCCAAGTTTTTTTATTAATAATTGCTAATATAGCTCCTTTAGATACATTAAACATTTTTGCTATTTTATATGAACTAATTTTTTCTATATGTAATTTTCTTATTTCAAACACGTTTTCATTTGTTAGTTTAGAAGATTTGTTATCTTCTCCTTTTTTAGAAGAACTGCTCATTTTATTTTTTGTATATTCAGATGCTTTAATGCCATATCTTGAATTTTTTTCTCCTAAAGCACTTTCAGACATTTTCTTTTTTGTTTCTTCAGATCTTTTTCTTCCTTTATGAAACTCTGATGTTCTTTTTTTATGCCATTCAGATATGGTTTTACCTTTATTAGGTTCTCCCATTTTTCTTTTTGCCTCCTCTGTATGTACAATTCCTAAAACGCCATCTCCGCCTAAAGTCAAATTACATAATATACCCCCCTCTTGTTTTCTTTTATATAATGCAATAAATTCTTTTTCTTTAATTTTTGCATATTCATAATCTATATCATCAAATAAAATCTCTACTTCATAATCAGTTTTGTCAACTATTGATTTCCAATGTGCATTTCTATGTGTTTTAGAATATGCTCTTTTAGTATTTAATCCAATACCAATATAAAATGGCATTTCAATATCCTTTCTTATATGTCTGTATAAACACGCCATTATCTAATCAATTGACTTGTTGTACCATCATTTGTATACTTGGCGAAGTTAATAATTAATTTTGATTCTTTTTTCTCCGGCATATACATATGTTTTTGGTTTGCCATTATGCATAAACCTGAACTAATGGAGGCATCAAACTTTGTTCTGTCATTAATGTCAAATTTTGCCCAATCCTCAAGGGTCCTTGTAAATGACATTGTACCCATTTCTTCAGGGTCTCTGTACTTTGCCTCTAAATCCATCCCCACAAATTTCTCAATATACGACTCAATAGCTGATGCGTGTGCTTGCTTTACGTCTTCAGAAGAGTTGGGTATACCCCCAAGTTCACGCTCAGTCTTTGATAATTTCATCAACTGCTTGTCAGGACGGTTTAAACTGTATCCCCTATAGCCTCTATTTTTAATATGGTATAATAGTCTTGGTTTGTTATTCTCTACTAATATTGGCATACCGTAAAATACAATTGCCATCAATACCTCCTCAAAGAATATCTCTGCTGTCTGAGGACGAGCAATGTACTCTAGGAAAAACTGATTGACAGGAGCATCGTCCATATGGAACTTAGTCATACCGTGTAGTGCTCCGTTAGACCCACGACCACCCACCACTGCTGAGATATCATAAGAGTCACAACCAAAGGAACCAAGATGCTCGTTGCCGGGATACTTAATACCATTTCTTATATGAACATTATTTTGCATATGCTTAGGTGGTGCCCAACTAATATTAAATCTACCCCTTTGCTCAGGAGTCCATATAACTTGCGTATCTTTTATACCATCTTTCCACGAGAATGACCCACGAGTAAGATAATGATCCTTAATCATTGAGTCGTTATAGTCAATTTGCTGATATATCTTAGTTAAGTTAAATAGAGCCTGTTTGCTCTCATCTCTGAATGCGTGTGACTCAGTACGTGGGAACTGACGATAAAACTCATTTAATGCATCTGCATCACTCTTTAATGACTCAACCTCAGCTTCCCAATAGTCAATGGCTCCATTTTTAATCAATCCCCCGTCTACACCCATTATAGGTTCAGCCGGTTTATGGAATACAGGATGACCGTATCTATCAATAAACCCTTCCATATTCCATTCCATTGGAATAAACAAAGCATATAGTCCACTTTTGGTTTGACCATTTGCGTTCCGATTAGCTACCCTTGAGTCTTCATAAATGTCTTTATAGTTTTGCCCTCCTTTTGATAGTGCATTAGAGGTTGACCCCATCATACACTTACCAATAATCTTGCTACCTAAGCGTAAACAAGTTTTGGTTACACGCCAATTTTCTTTGATATTTACAGGCTTTGTCCACTTTGCAGACTCATCGTGTGCCAAGAATAATAACTTCTCTCCATCATAGGAGTTATCTTCAGTATTCTTCCAATCTATTGAAGTATCAAGACCATCCACGTCATTATCGTTGGTCTCATACATATTTTTTTTAGTAATCTTTGCTGCAGGGACCCGGTACGCCAACTCAGTCTTTGGTTTGTCCATACCATCCATAATAGGCTTAAAGAAAAAAGGTAGTCTACTGTTAATAGGAACAACCTTATCTGTAAACATCTTTTTAGCATCAGCACCCGTTTTAGATAAAATACCTATACGTGCGTCACGTGCGAGAGTGCCTATATTGACACATTCTGAAGATGACATAAACGAGAACCCTGAACGCCTAATCTTTAAGTATATCATACCAAATGATCTAGGATCAGCACGACAGGCTTCCCAAAATATCCAATAGATTCTATTTGCTTCACGGAAGTCAGGATAACCTACGTCA